ACTATTTGAAGAACATATAACACCAAAATATATAGCTCATTCTCACAAAGGATATATTGCAACAAATGATAGAAACATAATAATAGAAAGTTTAAAAGACAATAATAAAAGAGCAATAACAATGCTAAAAAGTAACACAAAAATACTTAAAGCATTAGGTGAAGATATAAATATGAATTTAGAAATGGAGTGAAGAAATGAATTTACTATCAAAGTTAAAAAATAAATACGAACTAACAAGAAGTGTAAAAATAACAGATGTAAAAGGATATTTACAAAAAGAATTTGAAAGAGCTAAAGAAAGAGAAGATTATATAACAACATTAGAAAATAAAATAGAAGAATTAACAAAAACTGGATTAAAATATGATGCTTTATTAGTAATACAAAAAAATACACAAGAAAGAATAGAAACTCAAAATAATAAAATTAAAGATTTAAAAGTTAAAATAGAAGATTATCAAAATCAAATTAAAATAGAAAAAACAAAACAATTCGATATTAAAGCCAATAGTGAAAGATTATTAAATGAAAAAGATACAGAAATTAAAACATTAAAAAAAGAAATATTAAAATTAAATAAATTATTAGAAAAATCAACAGAAAAAACTACAACTAAAAAGAAAGGAAAGTAAATATGAATAAAGTAATTTTAATAGGAAGATTAACAAGAGATCCAGAGTTAAAAACAACAACTTCTGGTGTGTCAGTAACTACTTTCTCAATAGCAGTAGAAAGAAATTATGTAAATGAAGAAACAGGACAAAGAGATGCAGATTTTATAAATTGCTTATCTTGGAGAAAACAAGCTGAAAATATAGCAAGATATTGTAGTAAAGGTTCTCAAATTGCTTTAGAAGGTAGAATACAAGTAAGAAGTTATGATGATAGAGATGGAAATAGAAGATTTGTTACTGAAGTAGTAGCAGACAATGTAACATTCTTATCAACAAAGAAAAAAGAAGAAGAAGTTGAAGAACAACAAGAAGAATCAAATGTAGATTTTAATTTTGAAGATGAAATTGAATTAACAGAAGATGACCTACCATTTGATATAAATTAAGAATTTTAAAAACAGCATATTCATATTAGATTCAACTTTCTAAACTAAGTTGCACGAGTTTAGCTGTTGTTGGTGCAACAATAATTTTAGGAGGAAGAAATGACTAGATTAGAAATGTCAAAGGAATAGGAGAATAGAATATGAAAATAATTAAAATTATATTACCAATAATAGTATTATTGCTAATAAGTGGTTGTAGTAATAAAAAATGTGTTAAATCACATAAAGAAGAAAGTACTTGCACTTGGTATCAGTATATAAGAGTTGGAAAAGTAACAACAATGATACCTCATCATTATAGTTGTGAAATAGAAGTATGTGATGAATATGAAACGGAAGGTGAATAGAATATGAAGATTATAGATTTATTAAATAAAATAGCAAATAGTGAAGATGTACCTAAAAAGTTTAAAATTAAAGGAAGTTGTTTTAAAGATTTATATTTTGAATATGACGAAGAATATAATTGTTATGATTTAATAGGTGAAAAATTTAAAAATGGTTGTTATGTATTTGGTTATAGTGAATTAAATGATGAAATTGAAATAATAGAAGATACACCAAAAGAAGAAAAGAAAATACCTAAAAAATTATCAACTTGGTTTAGTGTTGAAACAAAACAAAGTAAAGAACTTAATATAGAATATGCAAATACTAATTTTGAAAATATGTATGAAAAAATTAATGAAATAATAGATTGTTTAGATTATCTTAAAAGCAAAGGAAAATAAGATATGGGATTGTTACTAACAAATGGTAAGAAAGAAGTATCACTTGGATATTTAGGTTTTGGTTGGATAAGACAAGAAGTAGCAAAAGCATATGATTTAAAAATAGGCGAAATATACAAAAAATCTTATATATATGATTTAACAAATGAAGAAGTAGATTATTTTAATAAAAATGTACCAAAATATTTAGATAAATTTTTATGTCATAGTGATTGTGATGGATATATTTCTAAAGAAGATGTTAAAGGAATATATGAGGAACTTATAAAACTAAAACCAACATTCAGCAATGATAATTTAAAAAATAAATATATTGATATATTAGATTTGTTTTCACAAGAAGAAAGAATAGATTTTTATTAAAAGCAAAGGAGAATAAGTATGATAACATTAAATTATTTATTTAAAATAATGCATAAAAATGATTTATCTGAAGAAGATAAACAATTAATGCCAATATTAATATATATAATGCTTCAAGTTAGTTTGTTAGAAGGTATAATTGAAGGTTTATTATTTGCAGCAATAACTGCAAAATTAATAGATAATATAATAAGTTTATTTTAGAAAGTAAAGGAGATTAAATAATTATGTTAAAGATAAAAGATAAAATCAAAAAATGGTATGATGATTTTATGATAGATCCTTATTTTAATAGTTTTATGTATATTATGATTTTCTTTATAATTTTAACATTAGTATTAGGTTTGTTAGGAGTGATTAAATAGATATGTTAAAGATAAATAGTATTATTGAATTATTAGATTTAATAAGGAGTTTGGTATTAAGTGGTTATAAAGTAAATGTAAAAGCAATATATGATAAATATCCTTATGAAAACAAAATAAAATATTTTAAAGTTGATTATGAAAAGTAGGTGAGTAACAATGAAAGTTGGAGATTATGTAAGAACTAGATGGGGTTGTATTGCAAAGTTTGAAGGAATACACGAAAGTTTTTATGAATTTGATAATATTATAATGGATGAAAGTAGTGCAGTTAGAGAAGAACTTTTTGTTGATATTGTAGAAAAATCAAGTCCAAACATAATAGATTTAGTTCAAAAAGACGACTTTGTTAATGGTGAAAAGATAGAAGATTTTGACGGGGAATTAGGTATACCAATATATGATGATGGAGATTATTTTATGAGAAGTGTTATAGCATATACACCTTTAAATAAAATAGATATTAAATCAATAGTAACAAAAGAACAATTTGAAAGTATGCAATATAAGGTAGGTGAGCAATAATGAGTGCAAAAGAAATGTTTGAAAAGTTAGGGTATGAATGTGACGAAAGTTGTGATGGAATTTTATATTTTAAATGGGTTGAAGAAAAAGGAATTGATTATGAAATACAAATAGATTTTGACAAAAATCCTATAACTTTTAAAAAAACAAAAACAAAAGGTGTTTTTAATCCTAGTATGCCTACATATATTACACTAGAAGAACTACAAGCAATAAATAAACAAGTAGAGGAGTTAGGGTGGAATAAATGAAAGAAACATTATTAAATATATTTGTAGTATTAGTATTTATATTAGGAATTACACAAATAATTGTTATTCATAAATTATTTAAAGAAGATAGAAAGGAAAATAAAAAGTAAAACAAGGAGTAATTAATGGAAAAAGTAATGAATGCTAGTAAGTATATGTCTTTAGGACAAATAAAAAATGAAATAGAGAAATATACTAATCAATTAAAATTTTGGTGTGAAAAGAAGAAAATAAACTTTGAATATACACAACCACAAGGTATGAGATACAAAGATATACAAGTACAATCATCAATAAAAGATTTTGATCCATTTGCAACATATATGATAAAAGATGAAGAATGTGATGATATGATATATCGTTATCAAGCTATAATAAGTGCATATCAGGAATTACTTGCTAATGAGATTAGAAGAATAAAAAAGAATGAAGATTTAGATTTAATTATATATTACAAAGAAGATATGAAATATAGTTGGGTTAAGATAGACCAGTTACTACATTATGCAGATGGATCTAGTAAAAAGAAATACCAAAGATACAAAAAGGACAAAAAAATATAATTTGTCCCCTTTTGTCCCTACTTAATATGATAGAATATGTATAGTGGAAAATGTACCACGAACTCGTTTTTTAACATCTAAATTAAGTTTTGACAAGCTGCCTTTGTAGGTAGCACTTGGGTAGATATATCGGTGCAATTCCGTAAAGTTTAAAGATTTAGTAATCTTACAAGTTGCGAGGACTTGGGGTAATAAATGCCCTAGTGGGGTAGGTTTAACTCCTACAAAAGTATATCTATTCAAGTGGTGCTTATAAAAGTACTATCTTATTAGTAGATAAGATTTAGCATTCAGTCATTATTTTACCCCCTAAGTAAATAATGACAAGGGATATATAGAAATATATATCTTTTATTTTTGGGTGAAAAAGGGAAATCGGCAGATACAAAGGTAGAGAACAACCGATTGAGGGATTGGCAAGTATCTAAAAAGGAAGTGGTTAAAATGAAAATAACACTAGGAGATAGAATTAATAACTACTTACGAAAAAATTACAACATAGAGTGGATAAACAGAGAAATAAGGATTAATTCAAAAATTAAAGTAGCAGAGTTATGCAAAATAAGAACATTCTTAAAAAACAATGGTATTAATTACAAGAACATAATAGTAAAAGGAGATAGTAGGGTATCTAACTACATACCTATCTAATGTTTAAGTTATATTTTAATTACAATGGTTGGCAAAAGACTAAATATAATTATAGTTATGAAAAAGAAAATGGTGAATATGATTTTACATTAAGATTTTATATGTTAGATCAATTAGTAGAAACAATGAAATATATAGCCAACAAACACCATATATATTATTTTATGATTGTTGAAAGAATGGAAAATACTGATATAAGGACAACTACTTTAAGAAGTGAAGAAGAATATAATGAATTTATACTACATTATAACGATAGCAAAGTAAATTATGAAGATTTAAGCTGCATAGAATTAAAAAGATTAATATTAGAGAAACAAAACTCTATAAAATAGGAAGGTGGTAATATGCCAAACATAGATAATTTAAAACCATTTAAAAAAGGTCAAGTTAGCAGTGAAGTGGCTAAGGCAAATGGTTCTAAAGGTGGAATTGCTAAAGCAAAGAAGATGAAAGAAGAAAAAATCTTTAAAAAAGCAATAGCAGAACGAATGGGATATGAAGATTTTAATGAAATGGTAGATAACTTAATAAAAAGAGCAAAAGGTAACGATAAGTCATTTGAAGTATTAAGAGATACCATAGGACAAAAACCAAAAGATGAGTTAGAAGTAAGTAACGAAAAACCATTTGAAGTAAATATAAAGGTAATTAAGTGAATATAGAAGTAACACAAAAACAAGACTTATTTATAAATGCAGAAGCATTTGAAGTGTTGTTTGGTGGTGCAGCTGGTGGTGGTAAATCACACGGACAATTAATAGATGCTATACTATATGCACTACAATATCCTAAATCAACACAAATTATATTTCGTAGTACATTTTCTGACTTAGAAAAATCATTAATAAGAAAAAGTAGAGATTTGTATCCTAAAGAAATAGCAAACTATAATGATTCTAAACATACTTGGAAGTTAGTAAATGGAAGTATTATAGACTTTGGATATATTCAATATGAAAAAGATGTATATCAATACCAGTCTGCAGAATATGATGTAATAAGATTTGATGAGTTAACACACTTTACTGAATTTGAATATTTATATATGATTTCAAGATGTAGAGGTGCTAATCCATATCCTAAACATATTAAATCAAGTACCAATCCAGGTGGTGTAGGACATACTTGGGTAAAGAAAAGATTTATAGATATAGGAGAACCTAATAAAATACATAAATGTAGACTATCAGAAGATAATCCAAAAGAATCAACAAGAATATTTATACCTAGTTTAGTACAAGATAATAAATTTATGTTAGAATATGATCCAGAATATGTAGATAGACTAGATGCACTACCTGAAAAAGAAAGGGAAGCATTAAAATATGGAAACTGGGATATATTTGATGGTGTATTCTTTAGTGAATTTAATAGAAATATACACGTAATAGAGCCATTTAAGATACCAGAACATTGGAATAGATATATATCAATGGACTATGGTTTAGATAAGTTTGCAGTATTATTTATAGCAATAGATACTAAAGGAAAGGCTTATGTATATAATTACATTCATAAAGAGAACTTAATTGCTAGTGAAGCAGCACAAATGCTAAAAAGTTATATGAGAAAAGATAAATTTATAGATATATATGCACCAACGGATTTATGGGCTACTGATAGACATACAGGAAAGAGTACAGCAGAGATATTTATGGAAAATGGTATAAATTTAACACAAGCAAGTAGACAAAGAGAAGCTGGATGGTTAGCAGTACACGAGTGGTTAAAAGTATATAAAACTAGACACGAACAAACAGGAGAAACAGTATTATCAACAAATATGGTTATATTTAATACTGTACTACCATTAATTGAATATTTACCACAATTACAAATTGATGAGAAAAATCCTAATGATTGTGCAACAGAACCACACGAATTAACTCATATAACAGATGCTTTAAGATATTTTTGTACAAGTAGGACAAGATCTAGTAAAGAAATAATTAATAAAGATAATAGTTTTGTAGATATATTTAAAGAAGAAAAACATTATGATTACGGAGAGGAGATAACAGTAATATGAAAAAAGCTATGTTAAGAAAATTAAGACAACTAAGTGAAGAATTTATAGGCAAAGAAGAAACTAATAAATTAATTAAAGAAACAGTTGATGAATTATTAGAAGAAACTAAACCTAAAAGAAAAGAAACTCTAAAAGATAAAAAGAAAGCAGGTAAATAATGGAAATAATGATTATATCAGCATTATCAATGGTATTAATATTTTTTGCTTTTATAATTGGATTACATTATGGAAGCAAAGTTAAAAAAGATGAGGTAATAGAAATACCTAATCCAATTAAAGCGGTTAATAATGTTGTAGAAACAAAAAAACAAATAGATAAAATAAGTAAAGAACAACAAATAGAAGATATTAATTTAGCAAACATAGAAAACTATGATGGTACAGGTTTAGGACAACAAGATTTTCCAAAGTAGGAGGTGTAGTAAATGAATATAAAAGAAAATGAAGAAGAATTAGAAAAAACTCCTTTGTGGCAATTATATGAAGCACATGAAGATTTTATGAGAAGAAGAAAAATATATGATGATAGTGATAAAAACTATCGTATGTATAATGGAGATCAATGGTATGGATTAAAAGTATCTGGTATAGAAAAAATACAACATAATTTTATAAAACAAATAGTAAAACAAAAGGTATCAACTATTACTTCTAACTTATTCGCTGTAAATTATAGTCCTGAGAATATAGAAAATATAGAATTTATGGAATTAGCTCAAAAGACTTGTGATTTATTAAATAAAAAAGCAAGTAAAGTATGGGATAAAGACTTTATGGATAAAAAAATCAAGAAATGGGCTAGGCAAGCAGCTATCAATGATGAAGCAGTTGCTTATATAACTTATGACTTTGATAATGATATGCCAATTAATGAAATTATTAGTAAAAATGATATAATGTATGGAAATGAAAACGAGGATGACATACAGTTACAACCATATATTATAGTAAGACAAAGAAAAACTATTAAAGAATTAAAAGAAATGGCTGAAAAATCACTTATTGATGAAAAATTAATAAATACAATAATACCAGATAATGATACATCAACAATAGCTGGAGATAGTGGTAAAGATGAAGTACACGATAAATGTTGGTTAATAACAATGTTTGAAAGAAAAAATGGTACTATTTACTGGACTCAAGCAACAAAGTATTGTGAAATTAAAAAAGAAAAAAATATGGGAACTCATTTATATCCGTTTGCACACGATAATTGGGAAGATCAGGAAGGAAATGCTAGAGGCATAGGAGAAGTAAGACAACTTATTCCTAATCAATTAGAAACAAATAAAACAGCTATGAGAAGAGCTTTAACTACAAAGAATATAAGCTATCCTCAAAAAGTAGTAAATGAAGATTCAATACAAAATGTATCAGATGTAAACAAAGTTGGTGCAACAATTAGATTTAAAGATAAAGGAAATTTAAAAGCATCTGATGTATTTATGAATACTACACCAGGACAAATGGGTCCAGATAGTGAAAAATTACAAAATGAGTTAATTACATTATCTAAAGATTTAAATAATGTAGGTGAAGCAACAACAGGAAATGTTAATCCAGAAAGTGCTAGTGGTAGAGCTATATTAGCAGTACAGCAGGCACAACAACAACCATTATCAGACCAATTAATAGGCTTGAAATCATTTATTGAAGATATAGCAAGAATATGGTTTGATATGTGGAAAAATTATGCTACAGAGGGATTAATAATCGAAAATGAAATAACTGATAATGATGGTAATAAACAATATCAAATGACTCAAGTACCAGCATATATATTAGATGCTTTAAGTACAAGTGTAAAAGTAGATATAACACCAAAGGGAGCATTTGATAAATATGCACAAGAATTATCATTAGAAAATATGTTTACAAGTGGAAAAATATCATTTGAAGAATATGTTGAAAGTTTAGATGCAGATAGTGTTATGCCAAAAGTTAAATTAGAGAATATTCTAAAGAAACGAAAAGAAGCACAACAACAAATAAATGCTTTAGACCAACAAGCAGAAATGATGAAGAATCAAGCACAAATGCATATACAAAATCAAAGCGAGATAGAACAATTTGCTAGTGCTGGAGAAAATATGATTAATCAAGCAGTTGCATAATTGCTTTATTAATAAATTAGTCCAAAACATGTGTAAGACATAAAACTGCTATCAAGAGAAGGTCGACGGACTTAAAACGGAGGAGGAAGAAATGGAAGAAAATGAAATGTTAGAACAAACTAACGAAACTGAAAATGTTGAAACTCAAACAACAGAAGAAACTGAGGAAGGTATAGAATTAACTGATACCTCTGAAACTACTGAAGTAGAAGAAGAAAAAGAAGAAGTTAAAAAGACACTAAAGGAACTTTTAAGAGAAAATCCAGAATATCAAGAAGAATACAATAGTATGCTTAAAACAAGACTTGATAGAGAAGATAGGAAACATCAAAAAGAGTTATCTAAATATCGTGATACTGATAATGTATTAAGAACTACTTTAAATCTTAAAGATGGGGATGATACAAATGCAAAATTAAGAGAATATTACGAAAAAGAAGGTGTCAAATTACCAGAAGCTGTAAAGCCTGGATTAAGTTCAAGACAAATTGAATTATTAGCAAAAGATGAAGCAAATCAAATTATTGAGTTAGGAACTGAAGAAATGAATGCTGAAGCTAATAGATTAGCTAATATTGGATATGTCAACTTAAATGAAAGTGAAAAGATTGTTTTTAATACTTTATGTGAAAAACTAGAAAGAGATAAAAACAAGAGTGAACTTTTAAAATTAGGTGCAAGTGAAGAGTTAATCAGTGATGATGATTTTATCAAATTTAAAAAGCAATTTAATTCAAATGTACCAATGGAAACTATTTATAGTTTGTATAAAGGTTCTCATAATAAACAAAAATTTGAGAATCCAGGAAGTATGAAAGGATCTAAAGAAAAATTAGATAAAACTTTTTATACTGATGAAGAAATTAATAAGTTATCTCTAGAAGATTTAGATGATGACAAAGTATGGGAAGCTGCCAGATATTCAATGACACACCCAAAAGCATAATTCGTAATATGAAAATATAGAATTTAGAAAGGAAAGTGATTAAGTTATGAATGATGCAAAACAAACAATATGGCATAAAGCCTACGAAAGACAATTAAAAACAATTACTTCTTTAAGAAATCACTGTGATTTTAAATATGAAGGAGATGCAAGATATGCTGAAAAAGTTAGAATTTTAAATGCCGTAAGACCTGGAACAAGACCTTATGTACCTGGATCAAGTATTTCAAGAGATGCTGTAAATAGTACTTCTCAAGATTTACCTATTGATTATTTTACATATTTCAATATTGGAATTGACGATGTAGTTAAGGCACAAACAGTACCAGGAGCTTTAGAAGCAACTGCTGCTGAAGGTGCATTAGCTTTATCTGAAGATGGAGATAGATATGTAGCTAAAAAGATTAAAGATGCTTATGAAGCAAGTGAAATATCTGGAATTAGTGCATTTACAGCTTCAAAAGCAAATGCTATTGAAAAAACTGAAGATGCATTAGAAATTTTATATTCTAATAATGTAAAACAAAAAGAAGAATTATACTATGAAGTAGCTCCATCATTCCATAAATTCTTAAGACCAAATCTAATTGAAGTATTAACTGACAATGTAGAAATGGCAAAGAAAGGTATTGTAGGTAAATATGGTAATGCAATGGTTACTATTGAAAACTTATTACCAAAAGGTGGAGAATCAACTTATGCTAAAACTTCTGATACAGATATAGATTTAGCTAAGACATACTTTACAAGAAGTGGTTCTGAAGGTGCTTATACATATACTAAAGTAACTGCTCCAGTAAAAGCACAATTATCTAATTATTATGAAGCAACTGCATTTGGTACAGTATTAAATATTATTAGAACTAAACATGCAGTAGCATTTATTGAACAAATTAGAAAAACTGAAACATATAGACCTCAAGATGCATTTGAAGATGCTATTAAGGGATTATATGTATGTGGTTCTAAAGTTGTAAGACCAGATGAAATTGTTATCGTTCCAACAAATATTGTCTAATAATAGGGCTTTATAGCCCTTTTTATGTTGTTAAGAGTAAATTAGGTGCAACTCCTAAAAACAACACCGAGAAAGGAAGATATTTATGTCAAAATTAGAATATTACACAATTAAACCAAATTTAAAACAAATTTATGGAAAGAGAGTTAAAAAAGATACTGTTTTTGAAGAAAAAACTGAAGATGGTAGAGTGCATCAAACATTTAAAAATTTAACTCTGATTACTAACATTAAAAATGAAGTAGAAGATGGTGGATTCAAAATTAAAGAAGAATCAACAGTTAAAGTACAAATGCCAGAAAATACTATATTAATATGGGATGAAGCTGAAGGATTTATAATTCCTCGTTGCCAAATGTGTACTTTAGATGAACTAACTCAAGAGATTAAAGATATTGATGAAGTATATAATCAGGAGGTAAAAAATGACACTAAA